AATTCTAAAGGTTATTATAAAGAAAATATTATTGTGGTTTCAACTAAGGCAAATTGTTTAAAAAACAAATCTTCAATTGATGATTTAAAAAAACTTTATGATTTTTATTCAAACTTATAGACATGAAAATTATTTTTGATCATATAAATGGTTTTGGAAAAGTTTCAAATCAAGATTTGATTTATACTCCTATTTTTGGATATCCAGACATAAACGATGACTTTGATGATTTGCTTGAGCAAGGATGGTTGCCTTGGGATAATTATTGGTTTCAATCTCGAAGTGTGAGATATAACCTTTTAAAAATTAACTTTCATAAAAAAACAAAAAAACTTGCAAAAAAAATAGAATACCAAATTGGAAAACCTTCAAATGAAGATGTTTTAAGAATTTCAAATTCATATCAATCTAAAAAAGGTTTTATAAGTGAACATGTTTTTGATAATGAGCTAATGTTAGAAAACACTATACAATATTTTTATGAATCAAATCTAATAGGTTTTGTTTGCTATAAGTTATTTAAAAAATCATTCATAGGTGTTCAGTTTGCTTGGGATTATGAAAAACCATCTTTATCTTTAGGAAGCATAAGTACACTAATAGAATGTACTTTAGCAAAAAGATCTGGGTGTATTTATTATTATATGATGGGTGGTTATGAAGAATGTTCTCTTTATAAAGATCAATTTGATGGTTTTGAATGGTGGACAGGCAAAGAATGGTCAACCAATAAAGAACTTTATCAAAGTTTATGCAAGAGAGATTCAATAATAGAGATCAAAAATGTCAATTGTAATATATGAACCAAGACAAGAATTAGAGGTTGAAACTCCAAAGGGAAGAGGTCGAATTTGGCTAGTAACTGAATATGGTTCAGAAATAGAAAAGGTATTTACAGTAATACTTAATAATGGTTTGATATGGGAATTCACAAATAAAGATGTTGTTGCTACAAAAAATATTACTATGGGGCGATATAATGTTGAACCTTTACCAACAAGTTGAAAACTTTTTAACAAAATCATCTGTTGTTATAGTTGATATAGACAATACCATAATTCGCAATGGTATTTATCCAATTAAAAAAATGGTCGATTATGTAAATGAATTATCTAAAACAAATAAAATTTATATTATTACTGGTCGCCCAGAGTCAGATAGAAAAGATACTGAAGAAACATTGAAAAAAGCTGGAATTAAATACAATCGTTTAATGATGAATAATATTGGTGGAAGTCCTAAAGATCAATTAGAATCTAAAAGAAAACATGCAGAATCAATAAAAGATAAGGTTTTTCTTGCAATAGATGACAATCCTAAAGCAAGGAATGTATATAGAAAACTTGGAATAAGAACAAAATCACCTTCTGTTTAATGAATTAAAGTATACATTGTTATATTGAAGATAGTATGGACTATAAAAATACATATTATTATTTTTGTTTAAGTTGTAATACTTGTTAGATTGTGGGAATTTTAAAGGATCTGTAATATATTTTGGAATTAAATCTTTAAACATTTTTTCTTTTTCTTTCTTTGTAAAATCAAAATTTAGTGGCGCTTCATCAAGATCCCAATATTTATGTTCTATACTTCCAGAATACCATTGTGCATTACAAACATTTGTTGCAATCAAAAAAAATACAAAACAAAAAAACTTTTTCATTTTAATCTCCTATGCTACTATACTTGCTATATCAAATCTTTTTACCAAAGTATTTAGACCATAATTAGAAATATACATATCTCTAATATTTTCCATATCATTTCTGTTAAATTGCACACCCAAATCTTTAGACATTCTTAAAGCTGCTATCAACATTATCCTTCTAGCTTTTTTCTGTCTTTTTCTTTTCATTTTCAACCTCCTGTTGCAAAAGTTCTAAATAAAGATCGTTGTATGATACAAACTCCTTTGTTTTTTCTAAAACTATTTTTGCATGTTCATCATTTATACATTTAAAAATGTGTGCATTTTTTTTAAAGTTTGTAAATCCAATCTCTGGTAACTTCTGAAAGTATTCACCAACATTATTTTTAATAACGATTTCCATATTGAATCTCCAAATGCGTTTTAGTATTGTATTATACTATTAGTTCAACAAGGAAAAAATTTATGAAAATTTATACAAAAACTGGAGATGATGGAACAACTCTTTTGCCAAAAGTTGGACGAGTTCCAAAAACAGATCCGCACATTCAACTTTTAGGTAGTGTAGATGAATTAAATGCTAGTATAGGTCTTATAAATCAAAGATATATGTTAGAAATTAAAGTTCATAACTTATATGACTTTATAGTTGAAATACAAAAACATCTTTTCGATGTTGGTGCAGAAATAGCTACTGGCAAACAAAGAATTGAAGATAAGCATATAAAAAATTTAGAAGAATCTATTGACACAATGACAAAAAATTTAAAACCTTTGAAAAATTTTATTATACCTTTTAATCATTGCGAAATTCATTTAGCTAGAGCAGTATGCAGAAGAGTTGAAATTGATTTAGTTAAGCTTATGGAAATTCATCAATATCTTAAAAATATAGTAATCTATATTAATAGACTTAGCGATTTTCTTTTTACGCTAGCAAGATTATTAGGACCAGAAGAAAAAATTTGGCATGGTTAAATTAAAACTTCTCCAGGAATTCTAATTTCAGAATCTTTTTCTGGTAATCTAACAAGATCTGCCTTTACATATACTATGTTATGAGTTTTGCAGTATTCATTAGGAAAAAAGTTTTTAATTCTATTTAACTGAAATCTTACTGGTGTTCCAATATACTTTGCTGTTTCAGCTTTAGTGTAATACCAAAAACTGTTGCTATTCCAAAAGCTTATATGTGTAGGATCTTGAAAAGCACCTCTACCATCTGTAGATGGAGTTAGTGTTAAAAACCAACCCATTGGCGCTAAACATCTCTGCGCCTCTTTCATTACATGTATAGGGTCTTTTAAATGCTCTAATGCGTCATGCGCTCTTAAAAGTCCAACCTGTCCAGTTTGGAAAGGCCACTCCTTGTTAAGATCAGCACATATATTGGCATTTGCCAAGTCAACAGATACATATCCTTTAGGGGGATTAAAACCACCACAAAGATCTACTTTTAAAAGATTGTTTAAATCACACCACTTTTCAACCAGTTGATAAATATATTTATCGTGTATGTTTAATGTTTCTTCCTGAATAAATGCGTTCTTTTCGCCATAACATGTATTGTCTTGATGTTTATAATAAATATATAAACACTTATCAATTAAATGAACTTTTCCATAGATGTATGTTCTAGCAAGAATGTCTTGATCATCTAATACTTCCATTGATTCATTGTGTCCACCAATCTGTTCGTAGAAAGATTTTTTCCATGCCCTAACATGATTCGGGGCAAACCATATTTTTGAAAATGAAGATGGCGTTGGATCAAATGCTATTTGCTCAAAAACATTTTTGTTTTCGTAAACATATGGTCTTGCTTTCCAACCAAATCTTTCTGAATATGGAGTACAATTTAATTTGTTATCTACTGCAACGCTGTTTGAGTATGCAAAGTCTATAGATTCATCGCTATTAAAAGCTTTATATAGTTCTTCCAAGCAGTCCGGCGTTAATAAATCATCATGATCGACTTCTACTAACACTTTGCCTTTTGCTGCAAGACATGTTTCTTTTTTGAACAGTCCTATCTTCTTGCACAAAGGATCTTTTGATTGAATAATCCTTGGCTTAAACACAAGACTTTCAACATCTACATAGGCATTACCATTGGGCATTACTACCCATTCAAAGTCTTTAAATGTCTGTTCTTTTAATGACTTAGCTAGCCTTGGTAAATGTTGTGCGTTATGAGTTGGAGTAAATATACTAAAATATGGCATTACCAAGTTCCTTCATCTAATAAGTTTTCATTTTTTTGCAACTGAAGTTTTATAGCATTTGCTATTGCTTCATAAGGAATGAAAACCAAGAGTTTATAATACTCTTCAGTATCAGATCCTTCGTCAACTTTAAACCATGTTTGAATTTTATTCTTTGTGTCTATTAATTTTATGCTTTTGTTTGATGAATTTTTAGCATTCTTTATGCATGAAAGAATATTGTTTGAATCAAAATCAAACTTAGATATTTCTTTTTGAACTATATCTTTTATTGATTCAGATTGGGCAACAATTATCTTTTTCTTATCTGAAGATAAACAAATGTATAACTTTGCTTTTGTTCTACAATCACGACCATCAATTTCTCTAATTGAGCCGTTATTGATGTAAAATCTCTTAGCTTCAAAAATTATATCTGATTTATTTTCACGGCATTTAAACTGCGCTGTTCTACCAGTTTTGTCGCAACGAAAATCAATCATGTCATTTTTATCTTCTTCCAAAGAAACTTTCTTAAATTCATATCCATATTTTTTATTTAGATATTTAGCAAGTAAGTCAGCATTATCATTACCATGCTTTATACGATCTTTTATTGCGCCGTTATTCACCTGAAAGCATCTCCGTTTTATAGTTTTTTAGTTGTTCAATAAAAAATTCGCCCAAATCATCGCCCTTTACATTTAACTCTTTTGTTTTCTGCATACAATACTCTTGGGCAGTTTTTTCTCCAATTTTTAAAATTCTTTTTGAATTATTAATTGTTGGAGTAATTCTAACTATAGTTGAATTAGTTCCATCTTTATCTATAGTATAAATTTTTCCAACACTAATTTCTTGATATGGTTCCATCGTAATCATATCTCCACCATGATCCATAACTAATTTAAGAAGTTGATACTCATCATAATCTTTTCCTGTAACTTCTTTAATTAAATCAGTTAATCTCTCGGCAGAGATAATTGCAATTCCACCAGATTCAAGCTTCATTCTCGACATCAAATCAATTCTCATTTTTTCTCCTTGTTTAAGTTTCCTATTTTATATTCTTTGTTCAGCCTTAATATTTAATCTTTTTCCAAACAAGTTGGGCAAAAAAGTCTTGCTGTAGAAATGTCATCTAGTTTTTCATCATAAATAAAATTGTGCCCACATTTTAATTTTACATAAAATTTGTTGAACGGCATTCTTTTCTTATAAATAACTTCTTTGTTGCATGTAACCGAAAAATATTTTCTATGCTCAATAGTAAAAACTATTATATAAAAAATTAAATCTTTCTCATAAAATGAAACA